CTAATAAAAAGATAATCGCAATCACGAAATGATCATTGAAAACGAGGCGCAAATACTTCACTTGTTCTTGAATATGTTTTTGCACGCGTTTTTGCCATAATGCTTGCATGGTTAACCTTCTTTTGCAGCGGTGGAGCCGATCGGGTTGCCGGTATTGTTGGCCATTTGGATTTTCTCGCAGGCACGCCTTCGGCACCGCAAACAAGGCGGTGTCTAAAGCGATGAGTTTTAAATGCTCCCGGCGGGTTGCCGGTGGAAAGATGGTTAGGCTGGGCAGGACTGGTGTTACTCGCTGGTCTCTGGCCACTCCTGGTTCATGGCCCTGTCGAATATGTCCGCATCGAGGATGTAGTCCGGCACTTCAACCACCAGATCCTTGCTGATCAAAGGTCGCTTCAGCAGCCTGAGTTGCGCGGAAAACCGCCAGTCGTCCACGCCAACCAGCACGGGCCCATCGTAGATGTCGACGAATTCCGCCTTGTAGTTGTCGAACCCGAGTGGTGTTTTCAGTGGGCAATTGAACGGTAGCGAGCCCGAAAGCAACACATGCTCAAACCATCCCTCAAACAACTGGGCTTCAACTTCCGTGAACAACCAGGTAACGGTCGCCACGGTCGGTACCGAAGTGAATCGTCGGCGCTGTCGGGTTCGGCCGCTCTGCATCTCGGAACGGGCCAGCGGGCTAACTGCCTGGAAACCATAACCATCACGCTGCGGCTCGGGCAGTCCTTCGGGATAAGCAATCATTTACTGCCTCTTTATGCCGCTGCTGAGTTCATGTCGGCGCGCTGTTGTCGTACTGATAAACCCGGGCGTCGTAGGGCATGCCTTCTACCGTGACGTTGCCGCCGCTGGATGGATTCACGACAGTAACCAGCGTGGGGTAGCTCCACCGATTGAGCGGACCGAACAACAGGTGCGGCGGCTCGATGCCCCAAATGATCTCCGGATCAAAGTCCAGGCTCTGCACGCTGACGCGGTACTCATCCATGAAGGTCGCGGGCCATGGCCCAGACAGCGACCCGTCCAACCTGCGCAGCGCGATCACATGTGCTCCGCCGGCAGACCAATCAAAGGGCTCAGAGCTCTCCAGAACAATCCCCCCAGGGATAACCGTGGCGCTTTCAAGTAATGAGCTCTGTCCGTACCCCGGCACATCGTCGGCAACCGCCGCATAGCTCAGGTAACTGGAGTTGAGCGCGTCATACTCGGTTTCCCAGCGGTAAGTGTCGTTGCGGTACTTCTGGTGCCCACGGCGGCGCATGCCGATGCGCCAGGCGCGTGTGCGATCGGATATGCCCGGTACCTTGACCTTCTCGACCTTGTTGCCCAGGTCACCCGGCCAGCGGCATTCGACGGTCTCCCACGCCCAGGTGATCGAGCTGAAGTACTCGACATCAACACCGTCAAAGTCGTCGCTCGATGGAAAGACCAATTGCCGTTTGAGGCCTTTGGTCATGTTCTGCGGCGTGTACATGTGTTCGAACTGCGTGCGCGGCTCATCGCGCACCGGCAGCAGCAGTCCGCGGTTGATGGTCAGTTCGGAGAACCCGGCAGCCAGCGCGTCGTTCATCGCGTCCTTGACCGTGCTGGCATCGTCAATCGTCATGTCGAAGGTGTCGCCGCGTGCGCGGTACACATCGTGCAGTCGGTCCAGTTCAGGCAGATCCAGATCCGCATCGGTGTATCCGGCCGACTTGGCGATGTACAGAAACCACGGCACGATATCCCGCGTCGGTGTTTCCACTGCCCAGGCACCGCCCGAGCGTACCGGCAGCACCCGGGTGGCCTCGACACTGACCAGGCTTTCAGATTGCGCCGAGAGCCGGTCACCGTTGCGCACGCGCACGGCAATTACGGTCATATCGTTGTAGCGTGTCGGGGCGCCCATCATCTTGCCGCGCAGGCCGTACCACATGACGTCATCCATCACTTCGCCCGAGTTGACCCCGCCCACCTTGGGCATGCGCTTGATGCGGCACTCAGGGCGCATGGGATAGGGCAAGGTCTGGCGATAGGTGAAACCCTGGGCATCCATTGAGTTGCCGGTGACGGACTTGGGCAGCACCGTCCAGGCGCCTGACGTGGCCATGTCCCGGTACTCAAACTGATGACCAGACGAAACCGCGTACTGGTCGCCCTTTTTGCCATTGCCGATCAGGCCGCCGGTGAAGAACACGTCCCACTCGATCTCGGTGACCAGCTCGCCTTCAGGGCACGCGGCGAACGAACCGCGATAACCGCCTTCAAGGTTTGACGAGTCCAACTCAATGCGGCCGTGAATCGTCTCCTGCAGGCTGAACCCGGGCCAGTCTTCGTCGATATCGCCGCTGGACGTCAGGCGCTCGACTGTGAGGGTGCCGACTGCGGTGGTGATGATTCGATAGCGCAGGCCACGCGGGCCAATGGTAGCCAGACCCTCCCCCATTGCCAGCCCATTGACCGGCTGGCCGCTGTCGTAGTTGAGGGTCATCTCGGCGCGGCGCTCTGGAGTGCCGCTGCTTGTCGCGGTGCCCCTCACGCTGACCGGACTTGAACCGAGCACGCTTGAGCCGCCTGACGCAGCCAGGGCCAGCCCGGTGAATGGCGAAAGCTCAGTGATCCGCAGCCGCCCGGATAAGGCGCTCGCAACGAACGGCGCCGATCCTTTTGCCGTATTGAAAGCCGCGACAAGCCCAGCCAAGTCCGTCACATCACTGGCCAGCTCGACCGAATACGGGGTGGTGCCAAGGCGCACGGTGAATGTCAGCGGCGTGACGTCGAAGTCATAACGAGACGGCGCCGCGCTGCCGGTGAGTGTTGAGGCCGTGCCCGCACTCGGCGGGATCGCCGGCGAATACGGGGTGTACGAGTGCACCACATAGTTGCCCGCATCTTCACCGTTGACCTCGATCAGCATGCCCGGGTACGGCGCGAGCATGGCCAGGTCGCCGGTGATGATGTCCCGCCCTGCACCACCATCAATCACGGTGTAGGGGTAAGGCGAAAGTACGTTGATCAGCAGGCTGCTGGTCCAGTCGGTCGGGAATGAGCCCGCGCCGGTAGGAATCGAGATGTTGTAGCCGTTGAACTGCAGTACTGACGCAGTCACAAAACGGGTCAGTGTCGTGGAAACGGTCAGCTGCAAACCGGCCGAGCCGTTGGCACTGGCGCCTACTTCCGGCGCGCTGTGCCACCACTGTGCAGCTGTCTCGCTGGACAGGTCATCACCCGGGTTGTACAGGGTGAATTGCGCGTCGGCGCCCAGGCTGATCAGTGGGGTTTCGCCTACCTTCACCTTGTTGAGCGGGATCTGGTACTTGCCCTTGCCGACATACAGCAGCATTTCCACCCACTGCGCCCGGCGGTCGACAAAGCGGCGTACGGACGGAGTGAGGTAGCTGGGGTAAACCCGCTGATGGCCGGCAATCTCACGGATCAGATCGCCCAATTTGACCTTGTTGCCCTTGGCCGAGACTTCATCAAGCCCCTTGCCCTGCCCCATGGTCGCCGTACCGGGAATCACCGCCATATTGCGCGACATGACCACGGCCACCAGGATGGCCGCGATCACCGCCGCGACGGCGGCCACCACGCCTTTGGGCTCAACGCGCACTTCGACGTCATCGGCCGGCGCAAACTCAAACTCGGCCCAGCGGTGCGCCTCGATGATCTCGCCATTGACGGTGATGCTCACCGGCGGCGCCTCGCGGGGCTCGTAGCTGGGCGCGATGGTTTTCAGCCAGGCAGCCAGGGTCATGCGTCGGCTGGTTTTGTGCACCTCAAGGGCCGCACCGTCGAGCTTATTGGGGAATACGCTGATCACGGTAATAAATGACCTTCAGGTAAGTGGCTTCAAACTGCCGCAGGTACAGCCAGCGTGGGCCCGAGTTCGGGTTGGTTTCCAGCACAGCCAGGCGGCCGTCGATATCGATCACCACACCCACATGGATGCAGAGGTCACCGCGCAGCACTGCCGCGATCGCACCGGGCTCAGGCTCGCAAACCTCCATCACACCCGAGAGCATGCGGAAGGCTTTGGTGCAGGCCTTGGGGTTGTGCCGCCCGACATCACCCAGGCTGGGCAGCAGCGGCAAACCAAACAGCTCATGGCGCACAACAATGCAGAGCCCCCAGCAATCGAACGCAGCCGGGCCCCGCCCGCCGTCCATATAGGGCGCGAGTAAGAATTTGTTGAGCATGGGTTTGATCCGTTACAGGTACTTCATGCAGGGCGCATTCAGCGTGGTCAGCTTGTCGCGGGGGAATGCCCGGTTGATCAGGTCACCGTAGCCCGCCGTGATTTGCACGGTGGTGCCCTCGATCCCGGCGCCGAAGGCCTTCATGCGGATCGGAGGCTCTGCCGGTGCTGACAGGTCGCTGGTCAGGTAACGGCGGTAGGTTTGCGTGATCGGCGCACCTGCCGCCTTGGCCTGGTCCATTTTCTGCTGTGCCTCACCCAACACGTTGTCGATGGCGAAGTTGAGCGTCTGGCTCGCGCTGTTGCTCTTCTTCGGTAGCGACACGTCGATGCCGGCGGCAATGAGTTGCAGGCTGCGGCCATCCTCGGTAGTGCAGGCCACATCCTCAAAGCCGCCACAGATCAACACCGGTTCCGTCCAGGCCGGGCACGTCAGCTCCAGGGTGTCGATGATCACGTCACCGCCCGAGGCATACACACGCTCGATCAGACTCATGCGCCCCTCCTCATGCCGTGGTAAGTGCCTTCGATGGCCCGGGAATACGACGAATCGCCCGAGGAAACGCCGCTCAGAAAGTCCTCGCGGACTGCGTCGATGATCACCTGTAGTTCGCCTTTACGATCCTGCTTGGTGCGCACCTGGCTGTTGCTGTTGTTGATGATCTGGACGTTCATGCCGCCGCCGGAACCTTGTGACATCTGGTCCAGGGTTTGATCCAGCTTGGCGCTGGTTTGAGCGGTGGTGACCCGCTCGCCTTTTTCAAGCAACCAGGTACCCGTTTGCGGAACCGAGTCGATGCCGTTATGCGCCATACCGACCAGATTACTCAGCCTGTCGACGCCGATGCGCTTGGTGTTTTCAGCATCGACGACAAACTCCTGCCCATGGACCACGCCTACCACTTCGTTGACGCCACCGGGGCCGGTGTAGCCGCCCTCCTTGAAGCCCTTCATCAGAGCGTAAGCCGCAATCAATGCGGTACCGCCGACAACTGCAGCGGCGCCGAACGAACCAATCGAGGCAACAAGCGCCGCTGGCAGCCAGGCCGATGCGGTGGTTGCAGCTGCTGCAATTTGAGCGGCTGTGGTGGTTGCCGTTGCGGCAAGGGACGAGCCCGTGGTGACTGTATCGGCCGTCACTTTGGCAGCGGTTTTTGTCGCCTCGGCCGCAACCGTTGCGCTGGTTTCGGTGGCGATGCCGGCCATTTTCAGCGCCTGTGTCACAACCCACTGGGCAGCAATATCGGAGAGAGCACCAAGGATTGAACTGCCCATGGTGCTGCCGAGACTGATAAATGCTGAGCCAAGATCAGTGGTGCCCTTTACCAGGCCCTGGAACTGATCAGACAGCGAGGACGTGGTATCGCCCAAGATTCCCGTAGTCGCGTCGCTCGCCTGCTGGCTGTAGTCGGTGGCCGTTTCCAGATAGCTTTCCCAGGCAGAAGAAACCCCGTCCAGCCAGTTGGACTGCGCCTGATCGAGCTGGTTGTAATAGTCCTGCTGCATGACCAGCCGGGTCGCCAGCGCTTCATTGAGCAGCTCTGTTTCGCTCTCGTAGAGGCTTTCGCTGATTTTCCCGCTGTTCTGCTGCTCCTGAAGGTCGCGCATCTGCTTGTTGAAGTCTTGCTGGATCGCCAGCGTTTCCTTCAAGCGTGCTTTGTACTTGTCGCCACGCCCTGCACCTTCCAGCTCAAGGGCAAAACCATCGCTCTGGGTCTGGATATCGAGTTTCAGGGTTGAGTCGAAGGCGGAGAGCTTGGCGGCGTCTTCCGTGGCCTGCTTGACCTTGTTCAGCGCGTCCAGCTCGGCGGCCAGACCTTCGAGGCGTTGTTGCTGCTTGGCATTGATGCCAACCAGCTTGCCACTGGTGATTTCGAATGCCAGCTTGGCGACTTCAGTGGCGTTTTTCTGCTTGTCGGTGGTGGTGTTGATCAGCCCGATTTGCCGCTGATAGTCCTCTTCGGTGCTGTCGAATGCTTTCTGGTTGGCTTTGACGGCCGAGGTATTTTCTTTGGTCGCCTGTGTAGCAACCTTGTTTGCCTCGGCTTGGGCTTTCAGCGCATAGCCCGTCGATAGAATCGCAACCCTGTCGCTTTCAGATAAATCAGCATGGTCTTCTAGGTATCGGGTCGCCTCTTTGACTGCATCGCCATTGTCCTGCAGCTTTTCCAGCTGCGACTGCAGGGTTGCCAGGTACTTTTGACCACCAGCAGTCATCCCGGCCTTGGCCTGGGTATTGAGCTGGGTTTCGGTGGTATTCCGAGTGAGCGAATTGCTGAGCACATCGAGGCGCTCGGTTGTTTGATCAAGCACCTGCTGGGCATCGCTGACCTTGCCGGCCAGATCAGTCCAGTTTCTTGCCGCTTCGGGACGCACACCGGGGTTGCTGGCAAGCTCATCCAAAATAGGCGTCAGTGACTGGCCATTGGTGCGCGCTTCCTTGAGGCGAGTCGACAACTCTTCAAACGCTTTCAGCTGCTTGGTGTGCTCCGGGGAACGGACATTGGACAAGCTGACCATTGACGATTTGATTGATGTTTCAAGCTCGTCATAAGCGTCCTGGACGGCCATCGTCGCGCCGAGCTGCTTGTCCTTCCACTCACTGATCTTGGCACGCTGCTGATCCTCGTTAAGCCCGGCAAAGCTTTGGCGCAGTTGATCGACGGTGTTCTGAAGATCGCCCAAGTCACCCATCAGTTTCTTGGATTTGCTGCTCCAGTCCACAAACGAAAGCGCTACAGCGCCCGCAATAAAGGCCAGCCCCAAAGGGCCGCCCATCATCGTCAGCAAGCCGGCACCCGCCGCACGCAACCCCGCAAAGGCGCGAGCTGTAACGCTTGCTGCGGCCGCTGCCCGGTCAGATGCCACAACTGCAGCGTTCACCACCGCCGTTGTCTCGCCATAAGCCAGGATCGCGGCCGTGCGCATGGCATAGCCAGCCTGGATCTGGGCAGAGGTTGCCGATGTAGTGGCCGCGAGGGACCGCTCGGCGATTTCTACCTGCTTTATCGTCGCAACTTCAGCCAGTCGCAACTCCGCCAAACGCGCAATCGAGAGCGTGCGGCCCTTTGCAGAAATTTGCGCAAGTAACCGCTGTTGTTCCAAATTGCGCTCAGCAGTAAGCGTTGCCTGCACTGCTTGTAGATTGGCCAGTTCGGAAGTCTGCCGCACCCGATCGGAGGCGAGCTTACCCTGCGCTGCCACAATCTCAAGATCAGCCCGGGCAACCATGGCCTTGGCATCGATCTGCTTGGCCTGGGCGGCCCACAGATCCTGCTTTGCCGTTCTTGCGCTGGCCGTGAGTGCGGCTTGATTCGCCTGGGCGGCGTAGAGCGCTGAGGCGCCTTGCTGTGCATACCCGCCCGCAACCCGGGCAAGGGCCACGAGTAGCCCAGTAGTAAGAGCCTGAGCAAGTGCGTCCGAGTTGTTTTTAACCCCTGAAATTGCGCCCGGCAGGCTGCCATCAATGGCCTTGGAGACGCTGACAAATGCGTTTGCAATCTGGCTGCTGGCTCCCGTGGCCTGATCAAGCTCGCCCACGAAGTGGGTCAGTGAGTTACCAATCTTGGTGAAGCTGTTGCCGATAGTGGTCGCCGTTTTGTCGAACAGTGCATCGACTGCGCCGACCTGACTTTGCAGGGCTTTAACCACTGCCTGGGCGGTCAGTTCGCCAGCCGCGCCCATTGAGCGCAGTTCGCCAACGGTTTTGCCCATGCCCGCCGCAATGGCCTGGGCCAGTGCAGGCGCCTGCTCCATCACGGAGTTCAGTTCCTCGCCGCGCAGCACACCAGAGGCAAAAGCCTGCCCCAACTGAATCAAGGCAGCGTTGGCACTTTCAGCGGACGCGCCGGACACCGCGAGGGTTTTACTGATGGTACCGACGACACCCGCCACGCCCTCACCCGAGAGTTTTAGCGCCTCCTGGTTGGTGGCAATGCGCTGATAAAGCTCTGCGGTCGAAGCCAACGGCTGGGCCGATGCTTGAGCGATGTTGAACACCGCTGCTTGAGCCGCTGTCAGCTCGGCTGAACCATTGGTCACAAGCTTCAGACGGTTTGTCAGAGTGCCATAGGCCTCTGTCATGTCGTACACGCCCTTGACGCTCAGGGCAGCAGCCAAAGGCCCCGCGATACTGGCGGCAACACTG